CTCAATCCTTACACTGTTAACCGTTACAGGATAATTCGAAATATTAGTTAGTTTCATATTATCTATAAGCCTCCGCCAAGGCAGTATTCAAATCATTGTTGCCTGAACGCACATTTCTACGTGTATTGGAGATTGTTTGTTGCACAGCAGGCTCCATAAAACCACCCTCTCTGACGTTTACGGGTGTAACCTCAAGCTTCCAAGTATCCTTGAAAATACCTTTCGCTAAAGCCCACTTGATAAGCTCTTGATTTGGACTGCCATCAGCATCGTAGTAATAAGCTGTGTGAGATGTCTCCGAGTATTCATGCCAGGCAGCGTAGTTGACTCCGTCATCGCTGTAAGCATTTGCTGTGACGCTGAAGCTTGTTCCTTCTCCGTTTTGACTTGTGGACACCTCAACATTCTCAAGCAAGTTTCCTGTAAAGTCTAAATCTTTTGCCTCGATACTACGAATAATCTCCTGTTTAAGTTCTTGAGCTATGCCATTTGCGAGGTCTGCTTCAACCTCAGGAATATTCGTGATAAATTGCTCGGTGTTCCCCTTCAACTTGACAAAAGTCTTCCCTGTATCGAATCTGACTCCAACCGGCATAAATTAACTCACCGCGAACTCAAAACCAACTGCCACCGTGGCAGTGTACTCATGGATTTTAAGGTCCGAACGCTGCTGAGTTAAAACATTCTTCGTAGTATCAACAACCTGTACGTTGTAAAGTCCTTCCGCCTTCAGGTCTGGATTATTTCGTAAGCATGAAACCGCCTTCTCAACAAACTTTGGCGGATGTTCGGCACGGGTATCGTAAACAGTTATATCAACTTCCAGCACCGACTCCGTACGACGGTAACCTGTGATGCTCTCATCGAACTCGGGTGTGTTCAAAATCCCTATCGGGTAACGGTCCTCGTCTTTAATCAGTTCTGTATCGGGGTAGCTTCCTGTCCAATAGTTACCGCTGTCTGTTTCATCCAGTTTAATAGTATCTCCTTGAATATTCTGAACACTGGATACTTCCTCATTCAGCACTTTGAAGAACTCGCTGAATGTATCTGAAACTAACGTAGTTTTTTGAACCATTTGATTTGCTCGACCCGACACGGGTTATCTGAGAACCAGTTCACCTCGACACGAGGTCATCTGCCCTCAAGAACGACAAACTTTAACCTCATTTAAAAGAATTAATGTTCCTTGGTACGCACAAGTTTGATACGGTCACGGTTCAAAGCCTCATCCCCGTCAAAATTACCTCTGACCTCAACCTCGTACTCACCAAGATTCATGCCTTCGGTGGTCTGCCAGTCATAACGAAAAGCAGTATCAGAAATCTCCGTCATATCCTCAGTTGAAACAAGTATGTCACCGGCAGAAAGGTCGGTTATCTCAATATCTACATCATGGTCATTGTTTGTGGCATCAGGTTCAATCACATTCCCCTGAGTGTCCTTGAACACGGTTCTGAATCGTGCGGTGTCACCGACCTCATACTCCTTAATTATACTCATGCACAAACATCCTTTTAAACACGTTTTTAAAATTTATCAAGGTTACCCTCCGACAGCTCCTTTTTCTCAAGCTCTGCGACAGCCTTTCTTGCAGCGGTAATTCTAGTCACGGCTTTCTGAAGTTTGGCAATCTCAACATCTGTAGCCAGCTCCTGAGCTGGTTCGAAAGACGTGAAAATGTCTCCCACAAACATCTCTTGAGATAAAGGTTTCTTAATTTTCTTCAATAACTCAGTATTCACTAGAACTGATTCAGTTAAGTTCCTTAAAACCGCCCTTCTAATTATCACCGATGTCGATACTTGAGCAGACACGTTTCTAAACAGTTCAGCCTGGGAACTTACCGAGTCAGAGACACTTACCACCTCCTGAATAAATTTAAATACACTGATAGAGCGCTCATCATCCAACACCGTGCTTTCTGAAACCTTTCGGAACAGGTCTGCTTCATTAGAAGATGTATCGTCAACTCTTAATGAAAAGTCCAACTGCTTCGCAACCTGCTTAATATCAGAGTCACTTAACTCAAAAGAAACGTTAAGAGTCTTAAACAGTTCGGCAACAGTTTCAACACTGTCAGAAGGCTGCAAAGTCTCCTTAAATTTAAGGAAAGCCTTTATTTGCGCGGTATCGTTAACCTTAAATGAATTGCTTAAGCTTCTAGCCAAAGTCTTCGAAATACTGTCTGCAATAGAAAAGTCCGGCCTCAAGCTCCGGGACGAAAACATTCTTTTGTTGTCAAGCACCGAAACAGTCTCAGTTAAAACCTTTAGTAAAGCAGTCTCCGTGTTGTCAGATGCCGCCAATGTCTGAGCTAGTTCACGTAACAAATCAGCATCCCTATCTACTGCCGGCGTAAAAGAATCGTCAAACGTCCGGGTAATCTGCTTTATGTCAGAATCACTTAGCTGAAGGTTTGCATTGAGCTGCCTGAAAAGTTCTGCAACCTTTGAAACTCTGAGTGCAGCAACAATTCTTTCATCAAGTTCAAGAGAACTCAAAAACCTTGAACGGTCTGTTAATGAAACACCTTCTGGTATTTGTCTACCAAGCAGTAAATCACGTTTATCTTCAATACTCAGATTGTCATCTACTTGCTTAAATAAGAAGAATTCTTCAAAATCTTCAGATTGTATAGACTCTTCTAATAACTTTTGTAACAAACTAACTGTGTTATCATCGACTACGAAAGAATCATTCAGAATCCTTGACAGCTCGGCCTCCCTTTGAACGCCGTCATTGACACTCAGAGTCTGTGTCAACACCTTAGAAACATTCTGAATATCAGCTTCAATTAAAGATAAGTTTTCACTCAAAGTTCGTTGTAAGTCAGATATTTTATCCAAAGAGGCAGCATTATCAATATTCTCTGAAACCTGACGCCTTACAGAAAGAGTTCTGTTATCAAACAATGACTGTTGCTCAATGAAAGACTTAGAAGCAGAAAATGAAAAGTTGTCGTCCAAGTTATTAAATTCTTGGAAAGTTTTAGTCAAAGAAACCTGCCGCTGCTCTGTCGAAGATACAGACGCAAACAAAGCCCTTAGTAATCTCTTGACAGGTTTATCTGAATAAACTATGTTCTCTGAAAGCTGTTTTATCAAGGATGTTTTCTGCGCGTCATTGATATTATTCCTCGCATCTATCCGTCTTGATATTTCCTTGATGTCTGCCTCATTCAAATCCAAATCCTCTGAGACCAGTCTAAAGAACTCAGATGTCTTCTGGACATCATCAACAACATCAAACTCTTCCGCAAAAGCTATAGTTAAACTTAACAATTGAACATCCGTAAGACTAATATCTTCCGAAAGAACTCTCTCAAGTAATATTCTCTCAGTATCTGTGAGTGAGAACTGCTCCTGTATAACCCTGAATAACTGTGACTTTGTCTGAGCGCTGTCAAATAAGATAAACGATTCTTCCACGTTTTTCGACATTTTCACCCGCTCAAAGTCGTTTACCGAGTTAGATTCGATAAAAGCACGTCTGAGAACTGACTCCTGTGTTACTGAATCATTTAATTGAAGGGATTCAGCTTTAGCCTTGAATATTTTCTTCACTAAATCTGAGTTCAATAATAAACTCTCTTCTAAACCTTTGGATAATGAAAATTTGTTGAAATCTCCTATGTTTGTCGCCTCCGATAGAACATCTCTGTGCGTGAATGACTCAAGGTCAACTAGCTGCGCTGAATCATTAACAAGTTTTGAAACTTGTTTCCTGACTTGGTCGTTATTATCCACGAATTCCTGGAGCTTTCTCAGAAGTAACAAGGCCTCGGTATCATTCACTGACAGAACCTGTGAAACATCTCTCAGCAGCTCTTTGCTGAAGTCATCTGAAGAAAGAAAGCCCTCTATAAGTCTTCTGTTCAGTTGCTGAATATCAGAGTCATTAGTATTAATGTTCTGTACGAATGCTCTGAACAACGTTGCGGAATCAGTCTCCGTGTCTTGGAGGCCAACAGCCTCAGCTACTGGCTTACTCACACTTATGCTTCTTATATCTATCGCGGATGTGTTTTCATCCAAAATTCTATCCAATTCAGCAGTTTTGGAAAGTATGTCATTAGTCGTTGAAATTTCGTTAAGAGGTTTTCTTAACGATGAAAAAGTTTTGTCGGCGCTTACTACATCCTGCTCAAAAACAAAAGTCCTGCTGTCTCTTCCGCCTGCGGCTAAAAATCTCTCGCTGCTGAAATCCACAGAAGTAATTCCATCATTGCTAAAGTCCGTCAAAGTTTGTTCAAGAGTAAAGTTTCCGGTACTATAAACATAGGTTTTTTGGTCGCCAAAACCTGTTGCAGCGGCTAAGAAACCCTCATTACTAAAAGCAACAGACTTTACATCATCATCGCTATCACTCAAAGTTTTTTGAAGATTAAAATTTTCAGTATCATATACATTGACTTCATCGTCAGTAGAAGCAGAACCTACTGCTAAGAAGCCCTCAGTTGTCAAGGCAACAGACTCAACCGGGGAGTTGCTTTCAGTCAGAGTCTCTTGAAGGTTAAACTGTGAAGTGTCATACACGTAAACATTGTTATCGGAGCTTCCAGCAGCCAAAAAACCTCCACCGAAAGCAACAGAGTTAACATTAACAGAAGATGGGTCGGTCAAAGTCTCTTGAAGGTTGAAACTGGAAGTATCATAGACATAGATATTTCCAACTTGGTCTCCTGAAGCCAAGAAGCCTTCACTACTGAATGCGACGGTGTTAATGGTATCACCAGATGATGCGTCAGTTAAAGTATCTTGAAGAGTAAAATCAGAGGTGTCATAGATAAAGACGTTAGAATCCCTAGAACCGACAGCCAAAAATCCTTCACTAGTGAAATCCACAGAAGATACGACCTTACTGCTATCAGTCAGAGGACTCACTGATAATTCACTGAAATTTGATGTATCATATAGATAAACATTGTTATCAAAACTTCCTACAGCTAAGAAACCCTCACTACTGAAAGCCACGGAACGAACCTGGTCGGTGCTGTCATTCAGGGTCTCCAAAAGGTTCTCCGGAGCCTCTACCTCTTCACTTAATGGAAAAATCTCTTTTCTCCTCAAGTTTAGGTTTCGTGTCAACTCTTCCAAAAAGTCTATAGGCTCAACCAGGTTTTTATCTAATAATGTTTTTTCATTATCGGTGAGTGATACGCTGGCTGAGGCGTCACGTAACAGAGTTGCACTTCTAACCAATGAGTCATTAACAGAGTTAAGTTGCGACAACGGTTTCTTCAATGAAAATGATACAAACTGTTTAAAATTATCGGTTTTAAACTTGTCAAGTCCTGAGCTGCCATTCACGAAGAAAAGCTCGCCAGAACGTTCAAAATTTAAGCCAGTAGGCTCACTTTGACTCACACCAAAGCTCCTAACCGGTCCAAGTGAAGCAAAAGAACCTAGGTCAAAACTTGTTGAAAAAGGATACGTGTTTACTTCAGTCTCATCAGCGGAGTCAAACGCACCCTTTAAAATGAAAAGTGTTTTTCCATCAGGACTCCAGTCAAAACCCCTAGCAGACTTAGTGTCAGTCAGCGCTATACTGCTGTCGAAGGATGTGGTAGATAAATCGTAATCCGTTGAAGCACTTCTTTTAACAATGCTGCTATCTCTATTCGAGTCAAAGTCAATGTAGAAAAACGAAGAGCCTCCTTCCTCCCACTTAATATCTCTAGGCCTAGCTGCATCAAGTTCAAGGGATGACTCAAAACTTGCGCTTACCAGACTATAATTTTTCAAAAGATTATACTCCTGGAAGGTACCTGATATGCTGCCTGAAACATAAAGTTTTGAACCGTCATCATTGAAAGTCACTCCGCTCGCTGAGTTAATTCTAGGGAAACTTATGTCAGTGGAGTTGTTCGTAAAAGTATATTCATATACATTATTATTATTGTTACCTATTACATGCATTTTTTCGGCTTTAGAGTTGAAAGCCATACCTCTTGGCGCAATGTCCTCCGATGAGATATCGAAATTTCTTTTAAAAGAAGCTGTGCTTAAATCAAAGGGCGTGCTTAATGTATATTCAACGACGTTATCCTCAATATCGTCCAATATGAACATCTTACCGCCTACATCACTGAACTCAACGCCCGTAGGCTGTCCGTCGGTGTTTACGGTAGAAAGATTGATATCATTGGTGGCGTTAGTGGACGCATTAACTGTTTCGCCAGAACTAATTTTAAAGTCAGAGTTTTCAAACCCACCAAAATTGTTTGTTGCTTCAAAAGTACCTCCACCACCAGTCCTATTATGCTCCACTGTTAAAGTTTCATTATTTGGAATACGCGAATATTCAATTGGAGAGAAACTTACGTTAGTGGCGTTGCTCGTTGACCCCGTTTTAGATACGAGAGTGTTGCCGGAGCTGTCTTTTATTAAAATTTCAAAGTCCAGGGTTTCATCCTCTAAAACCTCGCCAACGGCAAGCTTAGATATTATACCATCATTCTTCACGTCAACATTAAAACTGAAAGATGTAGCACTAGTCTGAAAGGAATTTGATATATTATAAGTAGTTTCTAACGTGCCTGTTGTTCCAACATCAAAACTTTGATTGAAGTTTGAACGATTTATTTCGAATTGACTTTCACAATTGTATTCGTAAACAGAAGCTGAATTCGCTCCTGTAACAAAAAACTTTTTACCGGAGTTGTTGAAATCAATGCCCTGAGGGTTAGACTCCTGTGAAACCACGTTGAATGTAGAAGCTTCGCTTCCTGAAGAAACATCAAACCTATTAGATAACTCATATTCCACTAATTCCGCAGCATCGCCGGGACTGGTAAATGTTAATTCATCGAAAAACGCATTTACTGTTTGACCCGATGACACAGTATCATTTATCAACTCTATTATTGAAACTTCGCTTGCACTCCTTGAAGCACCTGGCTGTCCGAAGTCTTGGTTTTCAGCAACTGGAAAATTATCTACAAACACGTCAAATTGATTATTTGTAAAATCGAAAACCACATCAATCTGAACAATCTCACCGGTATTATAAGTATCTTCAAATGAGGACCTAGAGGCATCAGCAACCCTTAACTCGCCAAACCCATTTAAATCAACTCTGGCAATCTGCGAACCAGAACCGTTCAGAATAATTAAGGAAACCCTGTCAGCGTCACCTGTCTGATTGTCCAGTTTTACCAGCGTTGAAACTGAGTTCCCATCAGTTGTTATACTGGAATCCAACTGTCTTTGAGCGAAAACTGAAGCACCTTTGCTGTTAACTCTTAAACTATTAGTGCCAATGATTTCAGAGTTACTATCTATATTAATATTAAAGTTTTCCTCCCAGTTCAATTTACTTAATCCGGATTCGAAGCCATCTGTGGTATCGACACTTCCATCTGAATACTGAACAAAAAGCTGGTCGCCTAAAGGACTAAGTTCAATACCTTTGGGGTTGCTCGAATTGCTTTTTGAAACATCAAGCTTTCTCGAAAAAGAAGCTGTACTCGGCGCATAATCAGTGGATAAACTGTACTCTTTTACGGAAACATCCGTTTTATCAAGCAAGTACATTCTGTCACCTGTTCTGCTGAACTGTATATCCTCCCATTGTTGTGCGCCTAAGCTGAAGGTACCGTTAGAATTGAAACTGAAACTAATATCATCTAAAAGGCCTGTATCAATCTGCTGAACCTCTGTGGCAGAACTTATATCGTAAGGACTGGAAAGACTGTACTCTGTAACTAATGAAGTGTTTACAAAATCATTAGATGCGCCTCCTACAAACATTTTTGTACCATCGTCATTAAACGCCGCCGCACCATTCCCAAAAACGTTACTATTCCTGTTTACGAATGATGCGTTTTTTGTACTAAATCTTGAATTGGTCTCTTTAAGCAACAGCCCATCATTCAATTTTCTAAAGAGTGAGGACTCAGAATTAAGCGAATCATTAGCGAGGAAAGATTCCGTTAAAGACAAATTTGTTACAACCTGCTGAATTTTGTCCGTTGTTAAGAATGAATCTCCGGTTGACGAAAATCCATACCATGCAAATGCTTCATTTGAGCCTTCTATACTACTATCTGAAGAACTGCTGACAACACTTGAATAGTTTAGAGTATAAGAAGAATTATCTATACTTGATAAGCTTGCCTGATAGTCTCCCACTTTGTTACCATTTTGTGTCGTGTATAATGACCTGTAAATATCGGATGTAGCAGCGAAAGCATGAGCATTTACACTTGAAGAATTGCTGTAATAACCCAGTTGTCCTTCGAAGCTGTCACCGAACTGTCCAAACGACCAGCTCCATGTCTGACCGGAAACACCTCTTGACTGATTAAAACCTGGCACTGTATTCGAAGAAAACAACGCCAAATTATCCACGGAAACATCTGTAGAAATATTTTGATTTCCTGTTGATGAAGGTGTGGTCTCGAATCCGGCATCTGGTTCGCCTTTAGATTTAGCAGCGATATAAATACAGATAGGAGTCCTTGAATTAGGGTCTGAAGTCGTAGTATAGTTCAGGTCAAAACCATTCGATGTAAAAGATACTGACGCCTTCGTCTCTCCATCAAGACTTGTCTTATTTGCCATGTGAGCTAACGAAAGCACATGACTATTGCTTGAGGTGTATGCATGTCCGTTAATATTACTCGAAAACTGCGACACAGCTATACTTCCCTGTTTCAAACCAGCTGAGTTTTCAACCGCTACACCATGACCCCAACCTAAATCCTCCTGCCCCCTACTCAACTCATTGATAGTGATGTTCATAGAATTAAGACTTGGTTGTCCTATCACTCTTAGAAAGTTCGGCTTAAAACCTGGGGCGGTTATTGATTGAGTGACGTTTGAGTTTTCTGCCTGAAAGAAACCAACATGAACATCGCCTCCCGTAAACTTGTATGCAGTATATGTAATCTGCTGATTCTCCTGGTTCTCAGGGAAATCTGCCTCAAAACCGTTCGAAGTTGGAGTTATAACACCCTCTATTTTTCCCTGAAGACTATCACCCCTACTATCGGTGACTATCTGAAGAATACCATAGTTATCCAAAACTTCGGAGAAGTGTCCATTTGTTGACTCGGAACCAGACCCATGGCTTATAGCATAACGGTTTTTTGTTCCGTCATCTTTGAACTGTACAAGTCCGTGACCCAATCCAAAATCCTGTATCTTAGCAGTTGAAACATTATTAAAGTTAGGATTCGTAGATGTACTACGGAAATGAATAACGTCAGGTTCAAAACCTAGAGATTCACTTACGGTACTGCTCTGTGATTGAATAACTCCGTGACTTATTTCTGTTGATGATTTTGTGTCTGCCGGTCTGAGTTTCTCTAGCAGATTAACCTGTGTTGGTGATGGTGTGAATGTTTTCAGGTCTCCTTCAACTACCTGAGAACCATCGTCAAAGACAGCTTTAAACTCATGCTCTGTTTTCGTCGATAACGAAGTTACTGTATCACTGAAAGACTGAGTCGAAGATAAAGTTTGACGGGGAGTCGATTGAAAACTTGATTGTCCTACCTCACGAAACTTAAAGAAGACCTCTACAGAACTGTTGTCCCCAAGGTCATCTAATGTACCGTTTAATGTAGCGAAATCAGCACCGATATTTGAAGCATCGTCGGTTACAACGGATACAACGGATTGACCGAAGTTTGTTTCGAAATTGTCAAACCATGCGTCTATTCTGCCTGAACCGTATGTATCTATACTCCAGTTTTCAATCCTTATTTTTTCGACGTCTAAACCGCTTTTAAGAGGTCTGCCTGTTTTGCTTACTGTATTTCCCGATTGAAGGTCTTTGTACTCTACGTCAGCTGTTCCAGCAGTCCAATCAAACTTAACCTTTATTCTTATCCATCTATTGTAGTCACCTCTCCCAATGCCATCTACTCCGTTTGCATCATCTATTTTCCATTGAGGGTTGTCTATAAGCGTACCAAGTTCTCTGTTTCCGTTTGAATTAAATAAACTTACTCCTTGTCCGTAAGAATCTCTCGTTTCCTGTATGTAAACTCTGAAGTTTTGTATTTGTTCTCCGCCACTGTGAAAAACTTTTTCGGCTTGGAAAGTTCCTTGCCCGTTATCACATTTGCCTGCATTTGTTCCTTCAAATGCGCGGCTGCTTGTTATGCTGAGGTCATTGACGTCCCAGTCGTTTAAGTCTCCATCCTCAAATCCGTCAAAAACCATTATAGTTTACCTCTTGTCAAACAAAGTCACCGAAGAGAGTTCTTATATTGATTTTAATTTTTGTTGCAGAAATAAAACTTTTGGCGATTATTGTGGCAAAATAAAATTCACCGTGTTTTAGTCCTTAGTCTTCACGTTCTCCGCTTCAGCCACTATCTGCGCAAACTCGGTCAAGTCAGTCTTCCTGTAATGACTGCAAACAAACTCAGAAGAAACATAAGTTGGCTGCCCCATCTCCTCAAGCCTCTGAGAGAAATAAAAATCCTCACCAAGTTTCAAGGTCCCATCCTCATTATACATGAACTTAAACCACGGAGGCGACATCTCCTCAAAAATACTTCTATGTACAAGAAGGCAGCCAGTACCAGCACCATCTACTTCAATCAAACCTTCCTCATCAACTTCATTTTGATACTCTGTAAGAGAGATTCGTCTAAACTTTCCCTCATCGGTTTTACGTGTAATCACGGGATGCGGAACACCATCCTTCTTAATAGTTACCACGCCAGAAACAACTTTCCTGCCATGGTCAACCATTTTCAGAATATCTCCTGGTGGAACAACATCATTATCCACCATCAACATCCACTCATTATCCTCATCTTTAAGAAAATCTTTAACCATTTTATTTCTGTTTGCATCAACAGGCTGAAGGTAATTAAAAGAAACTTTCAAATTGTAGTCATCACTGTCCGGCATATTCTCCTCATCAACTTTATGAATAAAGTTAGCAAGCTGTGCGTTGATTTGAGACGACGCCGAACGATTCGGTATAGCTAGAACTATGTTGCTCATAGTATTCAATTTAAAAAAGCGGAAAATGCGGTGTAATCAATTTTACTGGATTTCTACATCCCAAGTAATCTCAAGTGTATCGCTCGTCTCCACGTTCACCGTAGAGATAACCTGCCTAGCCAAAAGGTTGTTACTGACGCTTTCAAACGCAGTAGCTTCTCTTACAGTCGCAGAATTACCTGTAAAGGTACCTACAAGTGTAAGAGTGTCTCCTGCAACTGACGCAGTGAGACCGGTAGCAGTATCAACAGTTGTGCCCAGACTTGTATCGCTGTCTGAGAAAGCTGTTGCGTCTGAACCGATACCTACACCGTCATAACGGTTACCTCCGGTACCAGCTCCGATAAGCTTTGCAACGTTGTTTCGAGCTTCGCTTGGTACTCCCATATTTAATAATTCACCTCGTAATACAAAATTTAATGTCCGATTTTGAACTCAGTAGACTCTTTAGCCTTCTCTTCGCCATCCTCCGAAATGACTTTAGCAGTCAGTTTTCCCTCCACATCTACGTCCTGTAAAAGACCTGACGGCTCATCTCCCTGAGCAAGTTTGTTATGAAGCTCTCTAAGCTTCTCAATCTTCTCTTCCTTATTCTTTTCATCAAAGTTCTCAAAATCTATGTCATCTTCTGTCATGTTCGACTTGCACCTACTTCAATGTGGCCTTCTCCCGAAATACTGTATCTTTGAACGTCCTGAATCCTGTAATCCTTATCCTGATACACCAGGATATTACCTTCCTCTATATTCTCAAATCCTGCTGGAATGTAAGCACGTAAATCGCCTGAGTCAAAGTCGCCTTCAGCGACCTCCTCACGCTCATCTGAAAGCAGTTCAAACACGCCTGTAACCTTGGTGTCCGAAACCTCTTCATTTGCGTCACCCCATTTATTAACCTCTGACTGGTCAACAACCTTCAAGGTGGCGCGTTCCTCACCAGCGGACTTTACAATATCGTCTATATAACTCATGGGTTTTTGTCACTTTAAAAAGTTTTGTCCTCTTAGTAGTAACTTGCGCTTTCACAAGCAGACAAAAAGTAATTTTGAGATTTTCTCGTCTCCAATTCCTCATCACTTAACAAACCTTCAGAGAAAGCTTCTCGCCTAGCTTTATTTCTGAAATACGACTTATGAACCTCTATAAATAGCTTAGGTAAAACCTGTGCAACAAAAATCCCTGTCGCCACAGCTGGAAGCTTCGAAGCAGGAACCTGAGTCAAAAAACTGGTTACAGCTGTAGCCGAAGCACTGGACAAAACAGATACAACAGTATTCAGGAAAATACCCTGGTAATCTATCTGATAACGCTGCCGTGCCTTATCAAGAGCAGCCTGCTTATCACTCAATACAAACCACCCGTAAAAGCACCATTCACAGTATTCTGGTTTTCACCTGATTGAATAACCTGAGACTGTGTAATCCGCTTACGGGTATCCATGTAGTTCTCACGCATAATCCTTGCGCCCTCAGACTGACTATTAATAGTTACATTTCCAATACTGAAATCCTTCAACTTACTTGCTTCGATATTAGTAAAAGCATAAGCAGCGGTAAGCTGAGCGCAAGCAGTCTCAACCAAACGGTCAGGACCATCAGCATCAAAATCATTATTTACATATCCGTCCTCATCCAACGGAGCCTTACTGTATGACGCATAAAGGTCGCCATCATCCAGCTCCGAACCATCAGAAAAACGTACGTCAAGCTTACCTATCTCACGGTCCTCAAGAGAAACCTGCAAACTATTAATTCGTTCATCATCCTGATTCAGAAAATACAGGTTAACATCATCAACTGTAACACGTCCGTCGCCAGTTCGGTCACCGAGAATTAACTCATTCTTATGAAGTTGCCGAAGGTAAAAAGTGGAATTCTCACCGTCAACGTTGTTTTCCTTTTCCCTGGAGATTTGACGGTTGACAACCTCATCCTCAACCTGCTGATTAATATCCTCATTCAGCTCAGTTGTCGCAACTTCGTCACGAAGATTCCGTATCTTCGCATCACTGATGTCATGAGACTCCAGACCCGACACAAGTCGGACACGATTCACCGAACAGTAAGTCATACCTGTTCTAGCAAAGACTCCGCACGTGACTCCCCGATACCTGAGATATCGGAAAGACTCTCAACATCAGCTTCTTCGACAAAGCTCTCAAAGTCGCCGAAAGCTTCCACCATTTCATCAGCAAGCTCGTCACCTACACCGTTCAGCTCAACAAAACGGTCATGGCCAGACACCTCTTCAACATCTAAGTCACTTCTCATCTCTGAAGCTACCTTGGTGGCTTCCTCGGTTTTTCCTTCACGTAAAAGTTGATTGTATTTTTGTTTTTTATCCACAGTAAATCTACCTCTGTACTTATAAATTAAAAATGGTTTACGAAGATGTAAACACTTCTACCTTCTGTCGTCGTTGAATGCGATAAAGCTCACGTCAACATCGCTGCTGGCCGCGCTACCAAGAGTGAAACCGTTCTCACTCTTCGAAACAACATACACATCAGCATCTGACTGAGCTGTAGCAACAACCTCAGGCACATTCTTCATAGACCTGTCAAAGCTTACAGAAGCGTTAGCTCCTCCCGTAAGAGTTACTTCACCAGCTCTAAGATTCCGTGCATGAACTCCTCCTTTGCTAAAATTTGCATCTCCCATAGTTTAATTTTTCACCTCGTAGTATAGTGTTTTTCTCAGATTTTTGGCGTGTACCATTTAGGCTTCGGCTCGACATCGCCATCCAGAACAAACTGGCGTTGACTCCGTAACGTCCGAGCTTGTGCTTTCGCACCTGCCCACCCCAGCCCAGATAAATAAACAAAGTGTTTGGGGAGTAAAGGGCGTAAAACGGCTCCGCACAAAGGACTTTACAGCACAAAGCTGTTTTGCCGCAGAGGCGTCACCGAATTTGATATAGCGTAAAACCAGTCGTTAAACTGTACTTTTACGCTGTCTGAATCGTAGCAAGAGCGTCTTCCTGGATAGTGTTCGTCTCGAAAGTGTGGTCGTAATAAATCTTCTGTGTGTTCTCTTCTCTATCGAACTCTGTATCCATGTTCGGAAGCTCCTTGTAGACTAGTGCTGGACCAACTGCCTGACCATCAGGACCTTCTCCTACCATGTAAGCGTAGGTGTCGGTATCTCGAACAGCTGCCTGAGTCTTCAAAATCGAAAGACCTAGGTACTGTCCAATCTCACCATCCACAACTACTTCATCGTCTCCATACTCTGAAGCGTTTGTGAACTGTGAATCCTTTCTAAGGTCGTTGATGTGTTCAGGTGCGACAATCAGGAACCTTGGAGTGTAATTGTCTGACTCAATCTTCTCCATCGCGTCAGCGATAGCTTCCGGTGTAAGCTCACCAGAACCAGTCTGGTCAACGTTATGTGCGGAAGGACGAGAATCAACAATTTCATCTCTGATAGCAAGGTCAACATCCTCAGCCATCTGCTGAGTTACAGCGTTCCTTGCTTCTTCAACAAGGTCGATGTTCGTGGTCATCATAGCCTGCTTGGAAATCTTCACTCCGCCTGAGACAAATGAACTTGCTGTAATGGTTGTCTCAATGGTGTCAAGATTCTCAAGCTGCTGGTAGCCACGGTCATCGCCTTCAGCTCCCTGGTCTGTCAGGTCAAGATGTCCTGTCGTTCTTGGAATCTCCAATGTGGAGTCTCCAACATCAACAAGGTCATCGTAAACGGAAGCAACTCTTTCGAAAACACGTCTTTCTTCAGCATCCCTAACTACTCTCTCTAGGAACTCAATAGTCGTGTAATCCGAAATGTTGTCTCCGCCAGCTGTACTTGTAGTGGTCTCAGTTGCACCAGATGTTGCTGCAAGCTCTGAAACCTTCTCAGAAAGTCTATCTCTTTCTACAGCTTTCTTGCCTTTAGCCATTTTAGTCATTGTGTACCATCTCCTTTGTTGCTGTTACGCCTCTGTTTGACAGCATGTCCGAGAAAACAGCTGCATGAAGCTCTTCATCTGAAAGCTCTGCAACTTCTTCACGGGGATTGCTCTCTGAATCACTGCCTGAAGCCTGTGTAGCTCTCTGAGGATTACTTACTTTCTCTGAAAGTTCTTCAACTTCCTCCTCTTTACTTTCAAGCTTGGACTCAAGGCTGTCAATCTTCTCTGACATTTCCTCAAGTTTATCCTCGACTCCTCTGTTCTCTTCTTCAAACTGCTCTGCTGCCTCTGAAAGGCTCAGCTCTGGATTTTCCTGTCGGAACTCCTCAAATTCGGAAAGTTCCGGATTGTCGGAAGCTTCTTCTTCAACTTCTTCAGCGTCCTCTACGCCTTCAGCTTCTTCGTCAGCTTCGTCTTCGTCGCCCAGTTCCTCCTGAAGGCTATCAATGACTTCACTCTTGAAGTCCTCAAGCTCTTCAGCAGTCACATAGTCAACAGATTCCTCTTCCTGCTCGGAAGCTTCCTCTGCCTCTTGCGTTTCTTGTTCTTCTGACATAGGATTTTTCACCTTAGTATAATTTTCATCACTGCTCTCGGTCTCACCCTTCTTAGGGTGACCATCCGGTAGCAAATCATTATCTTGCGTATAAGCATCGTTCTCAGGGTTCCCGTTCCTGACAAGGTAGAGAAAAGCATTCACTCGCGCCATACTCCATTGCTGTGGAGACATTCCGGGTCTATGTGAATCCTGATATGCACCCATCCCGCGCTCATAAACATCGATTAGCATACTTTTGGTGACTTTCTTACCATCTTCATCACCATGCTTCTCATTGTGTTCCTCTACTTTTTCTTCAATAGCTTCTTCCATATCGTCTGAAATAAGCTCTTCCATATCATTATTTTCGATAGCATCTCTGATTGACTCAGAAACATCCTCAGGGTCTTCCTCAGGGTCAAACTTTCTGACCGGCGAGGCAAGACGCTCATCACTTATAGCATCATCGCTTGGAGTGTTACCCCACGGACCAACCTCATCCATATCCTTTCTACGGACATCGCCCGTAGGATGCCAAACACCGTCATCATCCTGAATATACATTCTTACATCAACCTGAAGCTGCTCATCCTCAGAATCCGGTTCAATCACACGGATAACCTTTCCATGAGCCTCAACAGCTTCCTCCGGATTCCACTGAACCCAATCATTTTCACCTACAGGCATACTCTCCGAAAGCACACCGTTCTTGGACATATCAACCTCCTCGAAATCTGCGTCAAAGTTCCCATTCGCAAGATTGTTGATAATACGTGAAACACGCCTTATCTCATCCTCATCAATACCGGAAACCTGACTTACACGAGCCTTCGCATTCTGCAAAGCACTCAACGAAAGGTCTCCGTTCGGCTCAACAACCGGCAAAGACAGGTCAGTATAATTCTCAGCCGGGAAACCGGACTTACTAACCAGAAAATGCCTGCCGATAGCCCTTTTCTCAGTATCACTCATATCCTCATAACTTTTATCAGTAAAGTCTTCGAGGTCAGGGCTATTCCACTCACCGGTATGAGTGCCGTCAAACCTCGGAGTATGAATACTCATATCCTGAAGTACAGTCGTCAAATCCTCGTTCAACCAAGTTGTCTTAACGGCAGGGTTGACAACAAGGCTGAAGTTCTCAAAAGTAAAATCACGCATAACACCCTCTTCGTTCACCATGCCATCAGCCTTAGGTGAAACACCGAAAGGCGCACCATACTCAAGATTAATAGCAGCCTGCTTATTAGTAATGACAAGGTCCGACTTTACGTTGCCGTCGCCTTCAATCCTGACATTCTCGACCTGACCAACCCACTGGTCAGCACTTCTATCATCATGGTCGTAAAACAGTGAGCCATTAGGAGGCATCTCATCACCGTCCTCCCTACTCATCTCAAAATCTGTCTTTTCTACAGCATCCTTCAACTCCGAAGCAGTCCAATCCAAGCCGTTCCATTCACCAGGACTCAAAACAGTAACGTCCTCAACCCTGTAAGGAACACTGACTCGGTCCTCTAAGCTTTGAACCTCTTCGGCGGAAAGCTTTTGAACAGACTCCATACATACCCACGATATTAATCTCACTTAAAAGAGTTAATGAGTTATATCAAATCAAACTCATTCTGGTAACGCCAAACAGTCCGCTTACCTACATCCGCGGCCTCAGCAATCCTAGGTCTCTCCTTACCTTCAAGAGACATTTTGACAATCGTCTTAATCTGCTTCACCGATAACTCACGGCTTCCAATCGGACGACCCACTTACTCAGCAGTCACCCCTTCAGGAACAAAAATTTTCTCATCACCGTAACAGGAATCATATTCACGGATAAGAACCCCGTCACTGTAATCAAGCATATTAAACAATTCAAAAGCCTCCTGCATCTCCTCCTGCTCAGTGATAACCAGAGGACGGTTCAACTTTACAGCTGAATTCCAGCGAAACTCATTCTTCAGAACCTTGAAACGGTCACTCCAAGCCGAATCCGTGTAATCATCTCCATCAAAATACAGTAAATCAGTTACATAGAATGAATCATCAACAACTCTACCTTCAAGAAGAAAGTCTTTGTCCTCTATAACCGAGGCGACACGTGTATCAACACTGTTCTCCGGCTCAAAGAACGACTCACCGTCACGCTTCCAGAAAAAACTTTTCTCACCGGAAACCTTTCGCTCAACAACGTACTTAGTCTTCCTCTTAAAAGGTAGTTCGTCTGTTCTTCTCATACGTAATCAATCCCATAAGTCATCTAACACCTTTTCAACGTCATCAGAGACCTCAACATTCTCACCATTCTCAACTTTATGAATCGCAACAGGCGGAACACGGACAGAATCATCCTCAGAACCTTTCGAATTCCTTTCCTGGTCACCGTGAAAAACCTCTGAAGCCTGACGAAGCTCAACATCACCAGACACAACCCTTTCCGACCAATCACTGTGTTCACTGCCCGGCATAAAGTAAACCGTCACATCATCCATCATTTCGTCCGGAATCTCCTCAACAGGACGGAAAATCACCGGATGAAGATGAATTCCATCAAGGTCAAGGTCTGCGGCACGAGCCTCAGCATCCTCAGCTTCCTCATAAAGAACCTGTTGCGGAATCGGAGAAAACTCATAATCATAATCACCGTTCACCATCTGCGCCCAGTTAGAATGATTAGCACCAGCCATATTATAGACGGTCACATCATCCATTAAATCATCAGGAATATCCTCGGGCGCACGGAAAATCACAGGATGCTTATGAACGCCTTCGAGTCCGAGAGTGTTTGCTCTCTCCAAAGCATCCTCACGGTTCTCAAATAATACCTGCTGCGGCATCGGCGAAAACTCGTAATCATAACCATGCTCATCAAGCTCATCAACAGAATTCTCTTCAACCTCACGCACAGTCGGCTCCATCTTGCTCTCAAGCAACGCAAAACTGTTTATCATCTGCTCTCTAATATTTCTAACATTCTCCAACTCGCTTTCCGATTCAAGAGTGGTGGCATATCCACGGAATTCATCAGCAAACTCCTGCATAAGGTCAGTCATCGTCCAAGCATGGTGGGCTAAAGACTCCGCTTCCATGATGTTACGTCTCTCCGCCATCTCAGCCTCAACCGAAACCTCGTCAACAGGGTCTAGGTCTTCTTTCACCTCGCTGCTCGGTGTCGGAACACTGTCAAACGGATTGAAACCCCAGTTCAAAAGACTGATAGCCCATTCACTAGGACAACCATGCGGACCCTCACGAGGCATATCCGGCTTCATGCCACGCATACGACTGATGAAGCTTGTCGCACGCTCTGCATCTCTGTAATCCTCTTCAGTCCACTCAGACTTATCCTTCTCCAAAAGACGGAGGTTCCTCTTCATCACACGCACAGGATTCAAACTGGCCTCACGGCTACACGGATTCTTGCTCCATCTACGAAGCTCACCAGCAGACATATTCTTATGCTCCTGCCACTCCTCAAAAATCTCATCCCTATCATCTAATTCTATACCAAACTTATCACAGGCATGGTTCAAAGCATCACGATAAGCATCAGATTCAAAATTTTCACGTAACTCAGAAATCATCCTTTCAATTCTATCAAACCTATTCATTCTTCATCAACACCCGAAGTCTTAGTAACAGGTTCACCGCTGTTACTGCTTACACTATCAGTATCCTGCTCACCAGGATTAAAGCTCAACTTAACATCAGTATCAAACTCAAACTCAGGAACACTGTCATGTCCATGATACTCAGCAATCTCCTCAAAAATCTGCTTCTCAATATTGCGTGACGTACGATTAATCATATCACGCAAACTAATCTGGAACATCCTATCCTGAATACTTAACGTCGCACGGTTAACATCCTCACCCTTACCCATTACGATGGCATTAGCAAGACCCATGCCAGCAGAAATCTCATCATTGAAGTGACCGAAGAAATCAAGTAAAGCATCAGGATTCTCCGCCTCAAGCATATCCATATCCACATAATCAGGGAACGTCCACTCCGTACTATGCTTCGCATCCTTCATCTGGTCATTAATAGTATTAATCTGCTTAGGCGTCGCCTCATGGTTTTCATCACCGACATAGGCAACACGAGTAGGAAACAAATTGATGTGCGCAGAATCAGCGTAATCCTGCTTCAACTGGAAGCTTCGCTCAGCATCCTTGAAAACAGGGTCAATCAAACCAGAAGGATAAAAGCCGTCACCAGTCTCATACATCTTAAAATGAGCTATACTGTGGGCTGGAATATAAATCTCATTCTGTGAAAGAGAGACATTGTCAGGTACTTCGTACACCTGGTCAACTTGGTCGCCCTCATAGTAGTCAACTTCCTGAACGTAGCCGATAGGGTTCTGGAAACGGTCCAACGCAATATCATTTCCTGCACCATAACGAGAGCTACTTGAACCCTCCTTCGCATAATCCATCCGCTTAGGGTCAATAAAAGCAAGGTCAACCGGCTCACCGGTATCCTGGTCACGGATAATCTCTACAAAAGCCTGTCCGTAAACACACTTATACTTGTGAATCTTGGCATGGATAACACTCCAAGGAGCATTACCACCAATCTCACCGACATTAGAAAGCCAGTCACTGTAAAACTCAGTGCGCTCACCGACAAGACGTCGGTCACGGCTCATAATAGTCTGATAAATCTTATTTATACCATTAAACACAGCAGGAACCTTCCTGTAAGCTTTCTCTAGTTCTTCATCACTGACACTGGTGTCACGAGTCGAATCATCTTTAATACTCGCTCTGCTTCCGCTGACACCAGGCGTCTGCTGAAGATTCTCTGTCTGACTTAAAACCTCTTTAACACTTCTCATCAATTATCAACTCTTGCCGAAACCTTCACAACAGGCTGCAAATCATTAATAATACTTGTCAACTCCTCATCAACAAGATAGAACACAAGACCCCAACCAAGAACCGACTCAAAAGTAAAAGGAAGCCCCAGCAAAACACTTGCTGGATAATTAATAATCAAACCATAAGCGACAACTATAGGCAGAAACTCAGTTAAAACATACTTCCCATAGGCCCGCACCAAATCACTTACAGGTTTAACACGAGACCTCAAATTCGGGGCGTCAAAGTCCTGATATCTCTGTCTAACCTGCTGTAAAAAAGACATAAATACTAACAAAACATTGTCACTCACAGGTTATAAAAGTTTTCGTTTAAAACGCCAAAGTCGCGACTACATCCTTCTTCTCCTCCACACTACTCATGACCATCGCCATAGACATAACCGTATCATCATGCTTCGCAGTAGACTTATAACTTACAGAACCGCTCTGGGTCTCAGTCGTACCAAAACCAAGCAACTCATTATAAAACTTGTCAGTCAAACGCTTACTTCTCTCACCGCCACGAGCAATCCTAAACTCCTCAGACTCAATCTTGCTTTTCAAACCAACAATCAAATTGTTACGAGCCTTCATCTTGAAATCCTGCCCCGTAATAGGAAGACCAGCCTGCTTCAAATTCTTCTTAGCCGTAGAACCAAAATTCGTCTCATCCAAAACAATATCCGTAAAATTAAACACAGAATGCAAATCCTTAATCCTGTCCTCTTGAGCGTCGATACCCATGCCACGGATACGTTCCATCCACCGCACAACCGGCTTATTATCAGGCGGAACCTCCACAACCGTGAAAACACTGTAATCTCCCTGATGACTTATAGCAAAGTCCGCACCCATGTAATAATCACAGCCATCGCGCCTGCGCTGCTCAAATTCCTCGTCCTTATCATACAGCTCAATAATATCGTTAGGGTCAAATAGGTCGCCCTCAACAGCTAACGGCTCGCAAAGATACTCCTTCTGGAACATGGTCATGTTTTCCTCACGCAGCTTCATAATCTTCTGACGGTCAAAATTCTCAGGGAACAAAGGTCTCACATACTTTGTCTCATCAGAAGTCGTCAACGGAAAACTATTCTCATCATCTGGGCTTACATCTTCTTCATAGACACCGTACGACTTATTCCAGAAGCCCATTTCACTGATGTTCTCACCTCCATCAATTTCACGGTCCTCCAGCTCACCATGCTCAGGACACTCAACACCATTCTCAAGTTTCCGCCGGCAAAGTTTACATTTCGGCTCCATCTCGCCATCAGACACATTCGCCATCAAATCATTCTCATGAACCGGAGTAGAAATCAAACAAATATCGCCGCTCTGTGACTCAACACGTGTACGGACATTACGATGAAACTTTTCCTGGTCATCAAACTCAGCTGCCTCATCGCAGATAGCAAGGTCTACGTGAGAACCCTTAACAGCCTTGGCGCCGTTGCCAATAGGTTTACACTTGATTTCACCGCCAGTCGTGAACTCAACCTTTGACTTAGACCAGCTTGCCTGACGGTCCTCCGGCTTTAATTCTTCAAGATAATCAGCATGTTCAATATGATGCTTAATCTCATTCAAAATACGTGTAGCCTGAGACAACGTCGCGGAAATTATCAAAATATTAGTTGACGGGTCACGGAAAATACGCCACAAAGGATACAAAACACCCGGAATACTCGTCTTACCGCTGCCCGTAAACGCTGTGATAGCTACCTTCTGATTATCCTCAAGAGCATTAACCCACTCCATATGATAATCCTTAACAACAACACCGTCCTCAGAATCGTAATAGCCTTGGTCGATAAACTTGTCGTTAGTGGCGAATTCCTCGAAATCATACTTCGCCGCCAGAACGTCATCCATCACAGACATGTAGATAAAAAACCGTCTTCAACACACTTAAAAGTTGCTGACCCCAAAATAATATTATGGTAAAAAAGTTTGACCGCTATCAGAGAAAGACGCAGGAAACTGCAATCTACCCTGAAGACAAAGCACTAGAATACCTGGCACTCGGACTCAACGGAGAGGCAGGAGAAGTCGCGGAGAAAGTTAAAAAGCACATTAGAGACGGAAAAGAACTTGACGAAGACTTCGCAAAAGAACTTGGGGATGTACTCTGGTACCTGACACGGCTTGTAGATGAACTGGACGCAGACATGAGTGAAGTAGCTGAAGCAAACCTCGACAAACTATTTGACAGAAAAGAAAGAGACAAAATTCAAGGCTCAGGCGACAACAGATGACAACAGAAGTAGAACTGACCGACATGGAGAAAAAGGTAGTCGAACAAATCGCAGAGGAACGCTACCAAATCAACAGAGACAAAAATATCAGAGACAGAAAAATAGGCGACCAAAATAACACAAAAGTCGATGAACAAGGAACGGCAGGGGAAATAGTTGTCGCCAAACACTTAAACATCTACCCAGACCTTAAGATAGAGGTAACACAAGGCGGAATCGACCTCACTCTTCCAGACGGAACTACGGTAGACGTTAAAACAACAGAATACAGTGACGGACATCTTTTAGCACCAACCTACAAAAAAGATAGAGAACATGCAGAAATTTTTGTGTTAGTTACAGGAGAATTTAATGACGGAGAACCCTTCAAAATTCGTGGATGGGCAGAAGCCGAAAAACTCTTCCAAGAGGACAACCTGAAGTGGATTGGTTCTCAAGCTAAAAGCTATGCTCTCAAACAAAATCAGCTACATGACCTAGATGAGATACTTAGGTGAGAGCGTGTGAGCTACACAAAAACAGCTGAAGAAATAGGTGAACTCGTAGAGAAAAAAAACGAGGCATATGGGAACAGCTTCGCCAAAAGCGAAGAAATGCTGAAAATCCTCTACCCTGACGGCATCCCAGAAGATAGTTACGAGGATGTGCTTCTGCTGGCACGTATATTTGACAAGATGATGCGGATAGCAAACCGGAAAGAAGCATTTGACGAAGACCCGTACAAAGACATTGCAGGGTATGGTATACTGGGTTCTGCC